TGCATGTCCAGCTCTTTTGAACATAGCACACCGTCCTGAGTAACTGAATCCACCCAATCGCACAGAAAATCTTCTATTGTTTTGTATTTATTAGTATCAGACATAGTAGCCTCTGATTCAATTAAAAGGGTATATCGCTGCCATCATCCTCTATTCCCCGATAGTCCGGGCCGGGTAGATTTCGCATTTGATCCAAGAACTCTAAAGCACCGCCACCAGGATTAGATTCAAGAAAGGCGGCAAACTTCTTAATGCTATAGATGTGCTTGGCAAAATTCTGTGCGGATTCCTCTGCAGCGCGTAACAGAAACTTACTCCCCACGCCGGGGCCTTTTCTTGCCGCCCTTTCTTTTGCTTTGTTTCCGGCAACCTGTTCCCACATCTCATGCAACGTATTAACCACATCAGGGCTGGATAATCCCCACGGCGGGTCTGTCTTAAATGCATTGTCATAGGGACTCCGCCAATCAGACAACACCCCAATCTGAACTGCGATACGCCCTGTTGGCCTTGTGCCCCTAAACAAATAAGGTGCTGTGCTTTCAATGGCCTTTTCCAGATTCCCGCTATAGACAGGGCAGTATTCTCTGGCTTTTTGGGTGGTTTCTGCCGCCCACATTGCCATAACCTGCTTCAATTTGTCACGGAATGCCTTTTGGGTCTTTTTCGTCCAGGTGACATAGGCTTTACCATTATGCCTGAATGTAACAGACATCCCTCTTAAGCCAAATCCAAGTTGACCGCCTGTAATCGCCATAGTTACCCCAACCTCACCCTGTCTGTAGCGCCAATCCAATACCCTACAAAATTGCCATCCAGATCAAATCGCTCATGCACTCCCTCAATGTAATACCGTTTCCCTTTCCACTCACAAACATCCCCTTGCTTCGGGGTGTATGCAGTATCCACGTCTTGAATGGCAGAGGAAGAATAATGTGTCAAAATTCCAACCCATGTGTAATTCAGCTTATTACCCATGGCAAATTCTTCTTTGAGGCTGGTTCGGAATATACCATAAGCAGTACCGACCTCAAATTCAGAAGTCACATCACCATCCCTGTCCTTCAACTGACGGTAAACTGTGATTTCATTTGATGATGTAATAAGGTGGCTGAGCATTATCGGATAATCCTGTTATCAGTATGAATGGCTCTCAAAAAGCGACCTGCCCTGGAACGCTTTATAAGGTCATTGTACACGTCTGAGTCTTTAGTGGCTTGACCATACGCCTCCGTACCAAAACCATCAACCTTACGCATTGTGACGTTATCCATGGACTTGTTCAGGCGGTTTGCAATGCCCTCTGAATTGGTGGCAAGATACAGCGCCCACTCAAATACCGCACATTGATAAAAAGAAAACGGGGCCTCTTCCCGGATTACTTCCTCTTCCACGGAGTCAACCCCCAAGTATACATTTATATCCAGTTCGGCAGTAGCGAGAGCCATTTCTTTTGTTTCATCCGTAAGGGCAGCCCAAGCAGCAGCCCCCAACAGATTATGGGCATAGTAGCTATCTGCGGTACTTACGCTTGTTTGCATTTGCAGTTTCCTTTGCCTTGCCCAGCATAGAGGTTAAGTTGTTTTCCAGACGAAGGGGGCCACTTATGATAGCAAATCCATCCAATGATTCCTGTCTTTGTTTTGCCTCTTCCTCAATCAGCATCCTTTCGACCGTCTTGTTATGGTCAATGTCAGCAAAGGGTGTAAAGATGCCTCTGATTCTGAATTCCTTTCGCAGTTCTGAAGAAGACCTGCCTTTATAATCAAGCAGTTCTCTCTGAATCGAAATCCGGCAAACCTTGGCATGGGAATCAATGATGGGCTTGAATAGTTTCTCCCTTTGTTCGGAAACCAGAAAATAAACCATTCTATAATCGTGACGACTTGGAGATATATATCCCTTACTTAAACTCAATCCCAGCTTTGTACAGATCATATCAAAAGCCTGGGCATAAGTACGGGCATCAAATTCCTGTTCGTCATAAAAAAGAATGTCAGCCAAAATGCTCTCCTTGCAAAAAAATCCCCGCCCTACAGTCAACTTTGTTACCGATAGGTTTTCAGATTATTGATTAAAAATAGGACTAAGGGCGGGGAAACCCCATTGCTCACTTGGTAAAACCATTAGCCGGCTTTGTTATCAGGCATAGCGAGCAAGGAAAAGTGCCGGGTGATACAACGATTCACCCGGCACTAATGCCCTCAGGAAGCGAGGCGCACAGTCACGACACGCTGGGCGGCATCAGCAACCGAGCCCTTGCTCTTGATGAGCAGACCAGCCGTATCCTTGTAGGTGTTCGTCCATTTCACCCAGTTGTCCGAATCCATAAGATTGGCATCGGATGGGTTCTCTGCACGATCACTCCCGATGTACTTGTACCCCTTGACCTCATTCCAGATGTCACCCTCAGCCTGGAACAACTCTTTCAAGTTTTCATTGCCGATCTGGGTCTGGTAGGCCGCAGTGGTATTCCCATTGTCATTGATGGTGACAGCACCGTCAGACAAGAGCAGAGTCTTGTAGAAGGTGTTGTCGCCACTGGTATAGACCAGTTCAGGGTTGTCAGTGACGATAACCGGCAGACCAAAGGTAGCAGGGGTGCCGCCATACAGCATCAGGCCGGAACCGCTGTCAAACTGGAAATTGACCATCTGATCTTTGACCATCGGGAAGTAAACCGCACTGTGCATAACCAGGGCCTTAAGGCTGCTGGCACGATCACCCCAAAGAGCCAGGGCTTCGGGGATTTTGTCCACAGTGAAGTTTTCTGCGGTCGGGGTAGTGTAGTCTTTGGTGGTCGCAGTGCCACCGGAGCCGATAGCTGCCGAAGCAATCATCAATGCCTGTTTAACCACATAGTCGATCTTCTTCTCAGCCAGCTTACGACCAATCATAATGTAGACTTCCTCAGGAGTCATGCCATCTGCGGTCTTGAAGGCAGAGATTTGGAAGTTATTGGGTACATACTTCCAGAAGGTCTTGAAGGCGTAGTATTTCTCACGGGTGATCTTCTCAGGGGTTTGAGCAGTATCAACCGTAATATCACGCCGGGTAATGGTACCGAAATCCTCGAAGAAAGCAATTTGTTTCTCCATTCCGGTAGTGAATTCCGAAGAAGCACGAATCACGCCCGCACTCTGGCTGTTGAGGATATTTACCCGATAGGTAAGCCCCTCAATATAACCAAGGCGAAAATAATTCTCATAATGCTTCAGGTCAGCAAGCAGGGTAAGTGCCATATTAAGCCTCCGTCTTTATCAATGCTTGGAACTGTTCCACAGTCCCTCCCTCTCTTATGAACTTGGCCTTGTCAGCGTCCGTCCAATCCTTTGCAGGCTTGGTCGCTGGTTTCGGCTGTGTGGCGACATTGCCAGCCCCGGCACCAGAACCACCCTTGGCGGGTACTCTGAATAGTTCGGGGTATTTCTCTTTCAATGACAACATGGTAGATTTCACTTGCTCCTCATTGTCAAGATCAACCTTTTCCTTGTTGAGCAGGTACTTCAGGTATTCAGGATCAGCAAAATGCGCCCCTGTGGGGTTGTTCACTGCCAAATCTCTTACCTTGAGCGATTTTAAGGCATCGTCCCTTTCACTGAGCAGGCTGTTCTTTTCAGCGGACAGGGTTTCAACCTTTCCACTCAGTTCAGCGAGCTGTCTCTGCACTTCATCCTGGAGTTTCTGTGCTTCATCCAGCATTTGTGCATTCAGTTGCTCCAGTTCCTTCTCCTTGGCTTTCAACTCCGATTCCAGCTTTTGAGCCTTAGCCGAAACCTCATTGAACCGTTCAGCGGGCCGTGAGAGTTTGTCAAGTTCTGAAGCTTCCTCAGGCGTCAGGGGTTCTCCCTTTTTAATCTTGCTCATCAATTCTGCGTAAGTCATTGTGTCCTCCGTGATTTCATTTGGTATCGCTGTTTAGTCAGCTAATCAAGAATATAACAGTAAAAATCACAATGTCAATCAAATTGCATCACTTTTTTTCATCTTGGACTTATTATCTTTCTGGTAGTCCGTGATTGCCTTGATGCTGTCCGGCCTCGATCCTGAAGCATCTGAAGCATGTTCGGCCTGCTCTTCAAACTTAATCGGCTTGCCTCCTTCCACATCCCTATCAATCTCACTATAGATTTTCTCAAAGTTCTCATCGGAAATATGATGGATGCTATTGAGGACATTGACTGCAGTACGCTTAAGCTGTCTGGCGTACTCTTTGCCACAGTCCAGATTCACCAGTTCAGCAATACTGGCGACAATCGCATTCAATTCGTGGATGTCAAAGTTTGTATTGTAGGTGACTTTAGGCTCCCCAATGGAGCTATCATACTCATTCATCATCTGCCAAAGCCGGGTTTCCAAGTCCTCAAGCCCGGAAGCGATTGAAGCCAACTGAGAGGCCAGGCTGATATTGTCAACGGATTTGCTTTCGGCTGATTCCCTCTGTGTCGTATGAACCCCCATCAGAAAGCCATAGAGCCTCATCATCATACTCATCAGGCGGTCATCGTGTGCAATGATGCTGTCAATCGTGGCACCCGCTGGCTGGATATAGCGGGCAGTCTGCTTCTCCTCCTCTCCCTCCATAATCGCCTTGGTTCGAGAGAGCACCGTATTGACCTCACGGGATATGATTGCCTCTACATCCGATGAACTCAAGTCAATCGTACTGTCCGCATCCACCAGCTTTGCCTTGATACGGTTCACAATGACAGAAGAAGACGCCGGCAATACAAGCTGCCCATAAGTCTGCTTCAGGATATTGGTCAGCAGTTCAGATTCACCAGCAAGAACCGCATCGTGAATGGTCAGCAGGTCATCAATGGGGGGTACGGTTATAAGACCTTCCGGCAACATGGAAGTATAAGGAATGACGGGTACCTTGCCCAGCTTGTTCGGTACGGGGTCATATTCGACAATCCCCATATCCTGCCCCTTGAATTCCTCATCATACAGCTTCCGTTCAAATTTCTGCCAATAGTCCTTCGTATATAATGTGCGCCTCTGCCAAAACTCCGGCTCTATTTTAGGATTGGATTTTTTGGTTACATACTCCTCCAGCACAACCCATTCCAATTCACCAGTCTCCCCAAAACTCCAATCCGGCACAGCCATAGGGGGTACTGCTCTGACATAAGGCCGTATATTCCCATCCTTCTTTGTTTTCAGATCAATAAAGTCCCCTTGCAATTCCGGCATATCGACAAAGACCCAAACCAGAGAAAAAATTGTGTGATAATCAAATATTTCACGCATAACCACATTGACGTGAGAGCGCTTCCTGTCAAAGTCAAACACTACATCCTTATTGCTGCCCTCCCGTCTCGGTGGCTTGGAGAAAATGTAGTCGCCAAATCGCCTTGTGCTGTACTTAATCAGGTTGATGTTGTACGAGTTGCCAACGCGCTCCTCATATTCTTCAGGGGTTTCAGAGGGGTGCCGTTTCAGGGTCGCCCGGATATACGCCCTTCCACCATTGAGAGCAGCGGCCGCCTTTTGCCATGTAGCCAGGTTTGCAGTGTAAAATCCGGCACTGCGCTCAAAAATACGATGCTTGTAATCGAGTTGCGGGTTGTATCCTAATTGCTGTTTATACTTCATGTCCGGCTCCTATATTACTCCACCTGAACCCGACTTGTCCAAACCATACACAATATAGCGAAGGGGGTCTACCAAGTCATCATTCAGCTTAATCGGGGTCTCTTTGTTGTTTACTTCACTATTGCTTTGGCGCCACTCATAAGAATATAACTCATCAATCATAGCCTGACAAGTTGAGAAGATGTACAACCTGGGCCGACCTGTCTTTGGATCAGGCTTGAGCCTCTGGTTGATGGCCGTAATCCCATCCAGCACCGACTTTTTTGCAGGCCGTGTATAGATTCCATGCTTCTGTAAAAAGCTGCGGTCTGCCAAATCATGATCCGCCCAAATGACATCATAGGCATACAGTTCTTTTTGTGATACCCTCTTAATTACTTCGGCAATCTCATCAATGGTTCTGCCGGACTCCTTAAACTCGCGGTAGACATAGATTGAATCAGTAGCAAAGTTGTAGGCGGCCCATACAATGCCGGTAGGATGGTCAAACCCGAAGTCAATGGCCATCATGCGGCTCCACGATCTGGGCACGTTAAATGGCTCTACAACATGCATCTTCTCATTGAAATCCTTGAAGATTGCACCCTCACCGCCACACCATCTGCCAAACAGCATCCTCTCTCTCTGGATATAAGGCAAGGCATCAAGCTGTTCAATATACCCTTCCGGCAAGTGGTCTATGTTATCGTAGGGAGTGAAATGAAGCACGGCATGCTTATCTGCATCCTTGAGAATACGGGGGGGCTTGGCTTCCGGGTCCTTGAAATCCTCTCCCCATATCTTCAACCAATGGCGGGGATAGGTCGGATTGCAGTCGAGCACCAGCTTGTTAACCGCCACATTGCCATCCGAATCAATGCACTTCTGGGCTAATCGGGTAATCAGTGTCTGGATAACCGAATACTGCAACTGTACGGCCTCATTGCAAAAGACCGTGATATACTCATTACCAAGAATCTTACTGCTTCTGTCCCCATCATCCAATCCGGCAAGCCATATCTCTGAACCATTGGAGAGAACAACACGCAACTCACTCTGCCTTAAGCTGTAATCGCTCTTTGGTATATATAAGTCAAGGTATTTTCTCAGTGTATCGTACCAAATCGAATTACGGGTATCGACCAAATGCTTCCTGACGATGAGCTGCCTTGATCCCGGATACTGATAGGCCCGCTGAAGAAGATACTCAATAATCAAAAAGGTCTTGCCCGAACGCGATCCGCCCGTAAATAGAATCCGGGTCTTTTCAGGATCAGACAGCAGATTCAGCCCGGCC